ATCTGTCTTTTAAGAGCCATCTTAACGCCCCGTTACAAATAAACTATCCGGCTCTTGCTCTTGGCCTTCTTCGTTGGACGACGACGACTTGGCCTTGCCCGAAATCGCGGTATATAGTTGCCACATCTTTCCCTGGATGTTCGTCTTATCGCCTTGAACAACTCTCGGAGCGATGAACGCGGCAAGCCTGTAACCGAGAGCCTCAATATAGTCCTCCGGGTAGTCTGGAAGAAATCCCGCCACACGCTTTGCTGTCCCTCCGCTTGTGTACGAATCGTATGCACTAGTATTAACCAAAAGGTCTGTCGTGATGTTTCTGAGATAAAACGTGTTGTCTGAAACCTTTTGGACAATGTACTCAAGGTCATTCAGGGCTGTCATGCCACCAACCGATTCGATTAGGATGCGGTCGCTTGTGTAGAACCCGTGGGCCGTAGACGTAAGAAGTCCGGCGTATGCGGCGGTAGCGGCGGTAATGGTTCGGGCCGTTCCGAGTTCTCCCAAGTCCTCCGATGTGTACCGGGTGTATTCAACTGTTAAATCTGAATTGTCCTCATCGGTAAAAATAACCTGGTTCAAGACAAGGTTCGCGGTTCCGGCGCTCGAATACGTTGTCATTCCGTAAGTAGAAACAAGAAGCCCCGTGTTCGGGTTCACTAAAGCAAAAGTATCATCAGTTAAGTATTGGACGGTGTAATACCTATCATTCAACTGCGTCATACCGACAATACCTGAAATATAGATTCTGTCCCCAGTTAGAAGCCCATGAGCAACGCTAGTCACGATCCCGGGGTTGCCAGATGTTGCCGTGCTAATTGCGGTTATTGTTACGTCATCGCCAATCTTTCCACCATATCCAATCTTATACTTTACTTCTGTCCCCTTGGTATCCCGCTTGGAGCCCGAACAGATGCGGTTAAACCAAAGGCAATCGGACGGGTACTCATAGGCATATTTCCACTCGTCGTTTGGATCCTCGGCAACTTTTCGGAGGCCAGTCGAGTATTTTGCCGAGTGTGTCCAGGGCGAATCTCTAAGGACGACCCTTCGCGCTGGTTCATAGAATTCACGACACGCCAAAAGGTTCTGCTTGTCGGTTGCGGCCGGTATTTTTTCCAAGTCACCGTCAGAAAGTAAATCCCTGCCAATCCCAAGGGCCTGCAAGGCCCGGTTACAGATATATTCTTTCGTTACTTGCATTTGTTTCCTCGGGAAATAAAAGGGCCGAGCCGTTAGACCCGGCCCTTTTAGAGCCAACTATCGCTTGTGAGGCCAGACGGTTACGGCATTAAAGGCGACTTTTCGTACTTCTTGGACTTCACCCATCCCCGCTTCCCACTTTCATCAAACGCGGGTTCAGGGGGTGGAGGAGCCGGGCCAACCGGGACGGAAACATCAACCTTCTCCATCCAGTTCTCCGAGAAGTATTTGAGTTGGCCGATGAAGGCTTTTGAAGCCGCCGCGACCCTCTCTTTTTCCTTACGAGGAGCATCTTTGGGGATGCCCTTCAAAGTGTTCTCGGCGTCCTTTTCGGTGTAAATGTCGTCGGGGATTTCAAACACATCACCGTGAAACACTCGGTGACTATCCCACTCCCCGGCCATTTCACCAGGCTGTCCAGTCCTAGACTTCGCCCTAACCCTCATGCCAGACCTCCGTTATGTTTTAGTGAGACCATCACCCGATGGTGTAACCATTAGCAAACTTGTTCGGCATGTCAATCATGCTCATCGGCATGATGCAGGCCGTCACGGTCGCGGTGGGGTTCGACCCACCGAGGGTGTATTCCATCCCGAGGTACTGCAACGTCACAGAACCCGGAGGGATGGGGAAAATATGACGCGAACCAGCCGTCATGCTTGCCTCAAGAATCGTCCGGTCGATGATGTTAGTGTTGCTACCGAGAGCCTCGTCGTCGTCCTCGACAACCGAGAACACGAAGGTGGGGCTTGACCCACCAGCCGCTTTATCCACTGTAACCATCACGCACATCGGTTCGCCAGCGCCCATGTCCAAACCAGCGGCCTTCCAGTCGAAGGTATTGGTCGAGACAGCGGTGGCGGTAAGCGCCTGAGCATCGGACAGAAGCCCGAAATTGTCCAAAATCATGGTATATCTCCTTTACGTTTTGTACCGGCAGGGCCGGGTGTTGGTTAGGACTTGGTGCTTTCAGCAATCGTCAGCTGATCCACAACCTTGATGGGGATGCCTCGGAAGTCGGACATACGCTGTCCACCGACGTTCGAGTAGTTCAACCCACCGCCGCCCTTGACTTCAGACCGGGCCTGAATGTCCAAGAACTCGTTTGCCGTCCGGTTCATGTAGAATACGGGCTTGCAAGCGCTAAGGTCAGGGATGCGGTGGACAGCCTTCGCCATGTAGAACAACAGGTCGGCTTCCGACCCGGCGTTCGCAACGAGGGCCGCGTTGGCAATATTGGCGACACGAACGACGTATCCCCAGTTCTTGACAACCAGACCGCATTTCCACTGGTAGTGCTGTTGGTAGGCGCGCATGCGAGTCCCGCCGATTCCAGCCGACCCGGTAACGGTTTGCAGGCCGAGATTCTCCTGCACCAACCCGGCCTTGGAACCCTTGGGGAACACGCCGTACACGGTGTTCTCGCCCCATCCGACAAGCCACACGGACATATTATCCGTGGCCGACGTGCTGTTGAACTGCACATCGAATCCAAGGAACTCCTCGGGATAGGTTCCCGTGTTCCCGTAGAAGGCGGTCTGCGAAAATTCCTGTTTCATCGCTTCGATGAAAGCCTTGCTTTCAGAAAGGATGAACGCGGCGGAATTCCCGTTAAGCTCAACCAAGTCCTTGTCGATTTCGGACCAGGCTTCGAGCATCCCGGTGTTGACGGTGGCCTGGGCGGTCGTTGATTTCGAGGGAGTAGTCGCCCCGTTAATCAAGCGCCAAGCAACGGTCGGCAATCCGGTTCGGATCGTGACACGTTCGCCAGTAGGAAGATTTCCTTCCTTCCAGGGAATGTCCTCGATGATGCCGTTCTTTTGGTTAAGGATGTCAACGATGTTGTCGATTGAGCCGTCCGGCGCTCGCCGCTTGGCCCAATCGGCCAGGTTGAGGACGGTAGAAGTTAAAGTAGACATGAATAAGCCTCCTATGTTTTACCACGGAGGCTTGGGCTGATACCGACCGGAACCAATTTGGTGCGGGTTGGCTATACCGTAAGCGTACTCTGGTTTGTTATCCAGCCGCTAGAAACTTCTCTAGGGCGGAAATTATGCCTTTCAGGTGGCGCAGGACAATCGCCAATAATGTCTTGGTGTTGTCGTTCACGGGCGTAAAGCCTCATACCCGGGAGTAGCCGCCAGCCTTTCCGCATCGGTTTCGGGGGCCTTCTTGAATGTCGGTGTCCCTTGAACTAACTTCTCATCAGCTAAGGAAATCCCCAACTTCTTGAAAGCCTTTAAAACCACCGGGTTGTATCCAAGCCCAATCTCATCCAGCGTCTTACCCAATGCGCCGGTCGGGTCTATCCAAAGAAGGCCGCGCTTTGCCATCTCGCAACTCTCGGCCAACTTCTTGTCGGCACCCTCACCCAAGTACGGGTCCATGAGAGCCGAGCTTTTCCAATCTGCTTCCTGCTTTGCCAGGGCTTCGGTTGTCGCCTTTTCCTGGGCCGACATAATCTCAGCGTAAAGATCATGTTGGCTCTTGGCAAGGACTTGGGCCGCTTCCTGCGGAAGTCCGAGAGTGTTAAAAGTCTCTCCCAGTTTCGCAAGATGCGGCTTGACCGGGGAACTATCCGGCAAGTCAATCTTGTATTCTACCGGCACTCTCGGTGTTTGCGGCGCTTCAACTTTAGGCGCGGCGGCCGTGGGTGTCTGACCTTGTGTGGGCGTTCCTTCAGCTGTAGCTTGCGGAGCGGCAACGGCTTCATCAGTCATTTGTATATTACTCCTATTCTTTGTGTTTTTTCAAGTTACTTTTTTCTTCCAACTCCTCACGGTCCATCACAATCCACGATTCGGGAAGGTTTTCACGTATAAAATTGCGAATCCACACCCCAATGCTCCTGCGCCCCTCGGCGTAATTCGTAGTGCTTCCGTTGGACGTAAACACCTCTTGGTCGGCCCTGGTCATCTCTAAAAGCGATCTAATAACCCTTCTTCCGCTTGCCGTTGAAAGTATCCAACGAAAGTCCTCGCGGTACAGGATGAATAAATCCCTCGCATGTTCACGCTTCTTATCCTCGTCAAAATCCTCAAGCGGGTCTATGTCATTCGTCATGGATTAACCGGGGACATGGATTGGTTTTGATCCATGAGACGCGAAAGGGCGCTGTCTTTGTTTACATCAGTCTCGGACATGGTTTTAGCCGCCGCCGCGCTAGACCTCTCCGCCTTGGCGCGTTCAGAATCAATCTTAGCCTGTTGGGCTTCTGCTTCGGCCTTCCGGATAGCCGCCGCCTCCTCATCAGAACGGATTGTTGCGGGGTGCATACCAAGGGCCTCCCCCGCCCTCTCGAACACGCTGTCAAAGTTTATCTTCGCCAAAGACGACGGGGAAACCTGAGCAACGGATGTAGCAAACATAACCATACGCTCCAAGAAGGCCAGCCCGTCCAACTTCTGCGCTTGGGCCATGATGCTGATGTATTCAACGTCCAGGTTTACTCCACGGACATCTTCCGGCCACTCAGGAATCAATCCGCGCTTCACCATGATGTCGAACACCAGATCAATCATCTTGTCGAACACCTTGTCCAAGATTCGAGTGATGGGGCCGAAGATCGTCATTAGCTGTTGCTTCATTGCGTTGATCTCGGTCGCGGTCTTTTGTGGGCCGCGCTCGTTCAAGTAATCCTGTTGGAGCATCATGCGGAGAACGTCAGCGAAGAACGCACGCTCAATTCGGTATCGGACTTGGGCCATAGTTGCCTCAAGCGAAGAAAGGTCAATCCTCATTTCCTGTACCGGCGTAACGCCCTTTGCCGAATCTGAAACCCAGTTCACGCCACCCGGGGCCTGGGTAACACCCTTGTTCCTCAAACTCTCAGGAGCGTTCACAGGGCCATCAACAATTTTCTCAACGGCACGAAGATGTTTCTTAGTCATAATCTGCAACTGTCTTATGTCACCGAGGGCCTTCATGCCAGGGCAGTTTGTCCCGTAGGCATCCTCCGGGTTACGACTCCACCGAGCCACGAGAACCGGGAAGTTATCAATCCCACCTTGCTTTAGATATTTCTTCTCTGACGCGCCAAGACCACTTTCGTAGTAGGACGAGGAGTAACGCTTCCCGCCCTTACCGATTGCGCCTGTCCGATACGACTTGTTTGGTTTGATAACATGGGTAACGTCAACGGACGTTTCCTTCATGTTGCTTTTGCAAAGGCCCTTAACGTTGTCCGAAAACTTACTCATGTCATAATTTCCGTCGCCATCAACTTCGCCAAACGTTTCGAGTAGTTGCCGGACGGTCATGGATAGTTCGCGGTAGATAACGTCGGCATCTCCACGGGAGTTATCCGAAATCCAGTAGGTTCCAATTGGAAGGTTCACAAAGTTTACGGACGTTTCCATATCCTCCTCGACGTACATAGCCGCCGTACCGAAACCAGCAAGCGCGTCGTAGAAGGTCTGAATTGATTCGTAGAAGTTGCTCTTGAGAAGTACGCCGTACATTGCCTGTTCGGTTTCGTACAAAGACTTCTGGACATCCTCACGGGCGTTTAGCGCCGAGTAAGGCGTGAGCATCTTGAACCACGGTCGGGCGGGGTTAGTAATACCGCTCATCATACCGGCTCGAAGATCATCAAGTGCAAGGCAGGCCGTTGAATCAATGATGCTTAAATTTTTCCGGTCGCCGGAACGCTGGTTGGCGCGAAACCATATTGGGTGGTTTGGAAGAAGATTTTCCTCGATAAGCTTCCATTGGCTTTCCCAGTTTATTCGGACTTCCTTGAG